CGTGCATAACTGGGCGTTAACCCCAATATGTCTTTGATTTGACATATTACCAGTAGAATCTCCCTTGTAAGGAGTATCTGTTAACTCTATATACACCATTGGAAACAATGGACTTGTACATGACTGAACCTAAATCGAAAGACATGGATCAGTCATCACAGGTTTACCTCCATCAGACAATGACTGAGGGTAGCACAAAAGGGATAACGACACTAGCAGTGTGTCACCCGATTGTGTCCTCAGTTAATCTGAAGAAATAAATCAACAATATGAACTTGAATATGTATAATATAACAAAGAAATTGTGTATATTAGTATACCCAAATGTCAATATTGAGAGATTTATTAATCCTTATTTCAAAGAATTAACATATACAATAAAACATCATGGAATTATCCATGCTGTAAAGTTGTTTAAAATGAGTCGCTTACACATTACAAGAGTAATTTGTAACCAACCATTATATGTTAATGATTTAATGATAGGGATTGATAAAACTGGATGGCCTAAACGTCTTGCTTTTCTAAAACCTTTACTTCATGGTACAACAGAGGAAAAGAAATTGTTATTCACAATTCTTCTTCTCTCTCGGACCTTAAAAGTAAAAGGTAAAGAAAAACAAAAACTTATTCCTGATTATTCAACAATTGTGGATAAACCCAAAGGGAATTATATAATTCCTACTGGTTTTATTAAACAATTTGTTAAACAATTTAAACTTCACTGTAAAAGTCCAGGTTTACACAAAGATTATCTTTGTAATAAAGCTGGACCAGTTGGTCCAAGCACTTTAACTGCTCTCGATACACTATTAAATTATAGTTATCCTGAGCTAGATAAGATGTTTAAACTAACTGACAGTGAGGGGAACAAGTATTTGGAAAAACAATACAAGCTAGCTTGGGATAAAGGATATAAATCTAATAAAACTTATAATAGTATTATTGGGAAATTATCTTTTATCTATGATCCTGAGTGTAAGCTTAGAATAATTGCTATAGTAGATTACTATACGCAATTGTTTCTGAGACCTATCAATGATTCATTGTTTAAAATAATTAAACATATGGATTGTGATAGAACTTTTACTCAGAATCCAAGACATGCTTGGATTGATAATTCTGAATCGTTTTGATCATTAGATCTTTCGGCTGCCACAGATAGATTTCCTATACATCTGCAAACTAGACTTTTAAAAGAAATATTTAAAAATCCAGTTTTAGCATATGCATGGGAAGGTCTTCTGCAGACAAGAAAGTTCTTAACACCTGATGGTGAACTTGTCTCTTATGGGACAGGTCAACCAATGGGGTGTTATAGTTCATGAATAAGCTTTACTCTATCACACCATTTAGTTGTGCACTGATGTGCACATCTTTGTGGCTTAAAAGATTTTGACCAATATATTATTCTTGGAGACGACATTGTCATTAAAAACGATGCCGTTGCTAAGAAATATATAAAGATTATAAATCTTCTAGGTGCAGAGTTATCTCTAACAAAAACACATGTCTCGAAAGATACATATGAATTTGCTAAGAGATGATTCCAAGGTGGAATTGAGATAACAGGTCTTCCTATGAGAGGAATTATAGATAATATCAATAACCCTTTCATAGTTACAGGTATATTATTTGACTATTTTAAGGTCAAAAATAACTTGTATCTTTATAAGAAAGATCTACTTATTTTAGTTTTTAGTTTATACCGTGGACTTCGTCTCAACGACGGAAAGAAAATACAATATTTTATTGTAGGATCTCTCCTTAAGTTGAGATTGACGAACTTCAAATTTGCACTTGACAGTGCCTTTAACTATACAACTTATGACAGTATACGTAGTATACTTTCAAGAGCTGTTAAATTAGAGGACTATCAATTACCAACCCCTGAGATAGCCCGCTCTGAAATAGAGCGGATCTTTGGGAATGGTATGGCAGGTATAGTATCTAAACATATCGTATCAGCAAATACACTTGTTTCTAAGTTATTTGAAAAGAAAGATCATTTCAAATTAACTGAGAACAAGGAGTTTGCTAATATCCCTATGTTTAATGCTATTAAGAATTATCTTAAGGACATAACAGCCTTAGCTGACCAATTAATAGATAAACCATTAATTGAATCCGCACGGGCTCTTGTCCTTCTAAATGTAGATTCCATATTTAGTAAAGAAAGAAATAAAGTACTTCCTTTACTAACTGTTGGAAAGATTCTACAATTAGGATTGAAAGACCTAAATTCAACGACAGTAATATATTATGGTTCAGCTTCTACTGAATCCACATATACTTCTGCACGTGATTTAAGTAAATCAATCAAGAATTCTTCCAATTGAGCTCTCAAAACTATGGACACCAAACTTCATGAACAGCCTAAGACAACGTCTTATGCTGATGCATGAGCAGCTTGGGGTCAATAGATTGACACGGTATACACCTTACAC